ACATTCGCTGGCCGTCCTTCAGCTCCAGCACCTTTGGTTGATCTATTTAACTTTACTGTCCATACATTCAAGGAAGCACAAAACCGTAAACTATCTTCCATTGAGTGTCATGACATTATGTGTAAGATTGGTGAGGTAGTTGTTGTAGGTGGTGTACGTCGATCAGCTATGATCTCTCTGTCCAACCTAAGTGATGACCGTATGCGTCATGCTAAGTCAGGTAAATGGTGGGAGAATGAACCTCAACGAGCACTAGCTAACAACTCTGTATCCTACACTGAGAAGCCTGATGCTGTTTCATTCATGCGTGAGTGGATGGCCTTGGTTGAGAGTGGTAGTGGTGAACGAGGTATCTTCAATCGTCAGGCATCTAAAGCACAGGCAGAAAAGAATGGACGTCGTGATCCTAACTACGAGTTCGGGACCAACCCATGTTCTGAGATAATTTTACGTCCATCACAGTTCTGTAACCTAACCGAGTGTGTAGTACGAGCTACGGATACTATTGAAATACTAGAGGAGAAGGTACGTCTAGCTACGATCTTAGGTACGATCCAATCAACCTACACTAAGTTCCCATACCTACGTAAGCAGTGGACAGATAACACAGCAGAAGAACGTTTGCTTGGTGTCTCCCTGACAGGTATCATGGACAATCCTCTGATGACCTTGAGTAACAAAGGATTGAGTAAGACACTTGCACACCTTAAACAAGTTGCTGTTGATACTAATGCTGAGTGGGCTGCTAAACTTGGTATCCCTGTATCTGCTGCTGTCACCTGTGTTAAGCCATCAGGAACAGTCTCCCAACTCGTTGACTCAGCCAGTGGTATCCATGCTCGTCACTCTCGTTACTACATCCGTACCGTCAGGGGTGACAACAAAGACCCACTGACACAGTTCATGAATGATCAGGGTATTCCTAACGAACCTTGTGCCATGAAGCCTGATCAGACAACTGTGTTTAGTTTCCCACAGAAGGCTCCTGAAGGGGCTGTAGTCACAGCTGATATGACAGCCGTAGAGCAACTAGAGATGTGGCTTGCCTACCAACGTAACTGGTGTGAACATAAACCCTCTGTAACAATCAACGTCAAGAAGGATGAATGGTTTGAGGTAGGAGCATTCGTGTACAAACACTTTGATGAGATGTCAGGTGTATCCTTCCTGCCTTACAATGAGCACACCTACCAGCAAGCACCTTACCAAGAGTGTGGTAAGTCAGACTACGATATGTTGTCATCTGTTATGCCTACAAGTATTGACTGGTCTAAGTTATCGGAGTATGAGAATGAAGACAATACTGCGGGTAGTCAAACCTTGGCTTGCTCTGGGGATAGTTGTGAAATCGTAGACCTAATATAAGAAAGGAGAAAACATGATTGAACTATTAGCAATAACAGTGGCTGTGACAATTCTCATTGACATGTTAACATAAATAATCTACACCTGAGCATGTGTCTAAACTGTTCACTTAACCAAGGATACTAAACATGTACACAATAATCACTCGTAACCAATGTAGTTTCTGTGATACTGCCAAGGCTCTCTTGAAAGGTGCAGGTATAAGTTACGTTGAGTACAATATAGAGACAGATAGTTCTAGGTGGATACTTACCCTGATGAAGAAAACAGACCTCAAGACTGTACCTCAAATCTTTTCATCTGATGGGACACACATCGGGGGATACACTGATCTAAGAGAGTTCCTAGATATAATTGATGGTGTACCAGTATGAGCATGGTAAAGAGACCTTTCAGCAGAGCTTTGTATGAAGCCTATGATGAACCAGCTCGTAAAGCCTTAGCAGGTTATCTTAGTAGCCATGGTCACACCATCATAAACAATGAAGAGAACTACAATGTAGATGTAGTCTCAGAGAAGAACGGCCTCACATACTACAACGAGGCAGAAGTTAAGACAGCATGGAAAGGTGATTGGCCTACACACTGGGCTGAGGTTCGTCTACCTGAACGAAAGAAACGCCTGAAGGAGAAACATAAGGATGGTGTACTTAACTTCTACATCTTTAGACCTGACTTCAAGCAAGCATGGCGCATTAAGGATACTCTGTTGACTGACGAAAGCCTGAAGGAAGCCAAGGGTAGGTACATAGTCAAAGGTGAGAAGTTCTTCCACATCCCATATACAAAAGCTGAGTTGGTAATATTATGACAGAAGATGTAGTAAACAGACCTGCACACTACGGTGATGGACAGATAGAATGTATTGACTACATGAAAGACAACATGGATCAAGTCATGTTCATGGGTTACTTAGAAGGTAACTGCAAGAAATACCTGCACCGATACAGATACAAAGGTAAACCAGTAGAGGATTTAAGTAAAGCTCGGTGGTACTTAGATCGACTAATCAAAGAAATGGAAGGTAGTGCATGATATGTTTTCAGCATTAATACTTGCCTGTACAGTTGACCTAACTTGCGTGACAGTACCGTTTCCTTTGGTACTTTACTCAGAGCAAGAGTGCCTCGACACAATGCCTGATGGTTTTCAGTACGTAGAGGATAGTGGGTATATAGTTAAAGGCTACGTATGTTATCGGTGGCCTGAAGCTACCTAACACCAAAAGAAAAGCCCCTTGGATTTCTCCTTGGGGCTTTAACTTTATTACTTCTTATTCTTTTTCTTGGGAGACATTGGCTTCTTCTTAGGTTTCATTGGAGTCTTAGTCTTAGACTTGTATGGTTTAACTTTTCCTTTTGCATATGGCATAGTTATTTCCTTTTCTTTCCTGATGCAGTTGTAGACCACTTAACTTTCTTTGGTCCTGTTTTCTTTCTAGCTTCTTTCTTACTTATACTACCAGCTACAGCCTTTGGCCTACAAGCTGGATAAGGACGTTTACTATTCTTAGCACTCTTACGTCCACATGGCTTACCAGTTTTGACATCTACCCACTGTTCACCAAACCACTTACCTAACCCTCCCTTAGCCATTACTTCTTCCTCACCTTGTTTACAGTAGTACCACTGTACTTACCACCCCTTTTCTTGTACTCACGGGTGAGCCAAGCTGATGCATAAGCACTAGGCCAAACCTTGAATTTACGTTTAGCTTCAGTCTTCACACGACTATACAATGCTCTGTTTGTAGGAGTAGGAGCTGCCATTTTACCATTTCACCTTATTTGCCCAGTATGCTGCACTCATCTTACCCTTCTTAATGTTCTTGGCATGACGAGCTTTGAATGATTTGTTACGGGCTGACCCCTTAGGGCTACCCTTCACACCTTGTTGTCCAAACCTAATGATCTTCTCCTTGCCACCCTCACATGCTTTAACAACATGAGACTTCTTAGGATGATTAGGTGTGCTTCTAGGTTTGTTGCACTTCATCTTTGACTTATCTACTTTAGCCATTACCACTTTCCTTGTTGTTTGCCTACCAAATAAAATACCAAGGCAATACCAGCTATACCTGAGAGAAATAAAAGAATACCTATCGTCCAGTTAATACAGTTGTCGATAAACTCTTTCTTCTTGTAAACTAACTCTCGTTGTTCCTTACGCATCCTAGCCTCAGTACGTACTATTTCATCCCAAGATGAGGGTCCGTATACGAAACTGATATGGCTACGTAGTTCCTCCCTCATCTGAGTTGCCTGTTGTTTAGCTGACCAAGCCTCTAGTGCCTGAGATTGTGTGTCAGAAAACATCTTGTACATGGGTGGCTTAGATGCTTGCTCATGTGCAAAGTCAAGATCACTCAGAGCCTTTGACCACTGCTGAAGCTGAGTACCCATTGAGGACAATTCCTTGCCCACAGCAAACCCTTTCTTGAGGGCTGTGTATGCTGTACTGGCAGCTGCTATACAGCTAAGGGGGTCCATTACCGAGCTTCGTCTTTGTAGGCTACCCTCTCCATCATAACCCTAATGGACTTTATGTTCTCATCTATACGAGCCAGAGTAAGAGCTTGGGCTTGTACTACACCCTCTAGTGTATTAATACGTACATCCTGTCTTAGTAGTTCCTTCTCGTTGTTCTTGATGTTGTTATCCATTGAGGACACATACCAAACCAATGACACAGTTTGAATAAATATAGCTATAACAAAAGTTAAAGGGACAGACTTAGATAAGTGCCATTCAGTTTGATTTTCCACGGTATCTTCCTAGTGTTATTAATTTCAAAAGACCTCTACCCATCTCTTGAGGAGTAGGTAGCATCCAACCAAGAACTAGAAGGAGGATGACCCATGGAGGGATTTCGTTAATTGTTAAGTTATCTACTGACTCAGTACTAACTTTATTATCATCGTTAGACTGTTCAATTTCACCAGTTAAAGTTTCTACTACTATCTTCTGTTCAGTGTTCTTTGTAGTACCAACTGTTTGAGTGTTAGTCTTGCCTATCTGAGTGTTTGCAGCTACGTTAGTACCACCACTAGACAGGAAGCCTAGAGGATTAAGGCTGTTACAGCCACTAAGAAGACCTACTACCAGAAGAAGTATTGCTACTGTTTTTACCATTGACATATATCCCAAAGAATCCAGCCCCAGCACCAACAATGACAGAAACAAAACCAGCCTGTGCATTGGTGGGGTCAGGTAGGTTCATAAACCAATTAGTTGTTTGGTAGAAAGCTAGACCATACAGGGTTATAATTAGACGAGGCCATATACGCCACTTGTCGAGCCACTCAGGTGTCATCATATCAGCCACCTACACTTGTTATGTAGTCTTTAAACTGTTGAGCCTCTTCATCTGTAAGACTACGTTCACCTAAGGCTTCGATTAAAGCTACAATCTCAGGTGGTGTAGTTGTACCAGCAGGGGCTTGTGAGCTAACAACCTCTTCCTCTGTTTCAGCTGCTACAGTTTTGTCAGGTAATACAGCTTTACCAGCTACAACCTCAGGCTGTGCAACATCAACTGTAGGTACAGCACCTGCACTGACAGGAGATACCTCTGCTGTGTCACTGACTGGTGCAGCTGGTAGTTCAGACATAGTGATCGGTGCTCCTCTACCACCACCTTGCATCTGTCTAACTCTTTGTAGAGCTTCACCACGAGTTACTGTACCGTCACCATTCGTATCTAGTTTACGGTTAGGTTTGTAATATTTGGAACCCTTACGGTACATGACATAACTGTCATCTTTACCAATACCAGCTGGCCAGTGGATAGCCATGTAGACATCACCTAAGTTTTTCATACGTCCTTTGTGTGGCTCTAGGTATCTCTTAACATACTCCATTTGTTCTACGTTATTCATCTTAGCAAGTTCTGCTGTAGATGTACCTAGACTTTTAGCTGTCTTCTCAATAAATTGAATTAGGCCTCTAGCTGAACTTTCGGGGTTCTTAATACTTGGGCTGAAAGTACCTACAGTCTCAAATGAGATAGCAGTAAGTAGGTCACTGTTAGAAATACCTAAGTCTTGAGATACCCTTTCAACTGCACCAAGGAAGGCTGTGTCGTTAGCAATACGGTCAAAGCCAGTAATAGACTCAAGTGGTATCTCAGATGTAACTGCACCTTCAGGTTCTTCTACACTAAGTGCATTGAGAGTGTTGTTAATGACACCTATAGCATCTCTACGTTCTACTGCACTCTCAAGATTGTACAGACCTGCTAATTGGACTACATTTGTCACATCATACATACGTCTGAAACCATCACGAACACCAGCTAGAAGGTCACCACCGTAATTCTTCTGTAGCTGACGATTAAACTCCTCAGCTTGTCGATTTCCTACTTTGTTTTTGAGTTCTTCTGGGTTAATACTGTAGTTACTGCCATCCCAGTTAGCAATAGAAGTAGCTTCTACAGCTGCAAGGTTACGTTGCTGACGAACCAACTCAGTGTTCAAGCCACTACGTACATAAGTACGAGCTACAGTAGCACCTTCAGGATCGACACCATCTAGTGTCTTGATGTTCTGTACAAACTGAGGATTACCTACCAATTCTTTTAGGAATGAGGCAGACAAGAAGTCATCATTACCCATAGACATGAGGACTGCACCGATACCTGCACTGTTCTCAACGAACTGCTGACGGCCTTCAGGACGTTGTAGTCCATTTACATCTGTTAGTGCAGTTAGTTGACCTGAAGCCTTTAGACCATCGTAGTACTGCTGTGGTGTTAGACCTTCTACTTTACTTTTAACAGAATCTGGTAGAGTTTCTAGTGTAATGTTACCACTAGGTGTTTCACCTAAGCCTGTCTGCTCTGCAATGTGACCAAACAGCTGAGGTTGAGTAATATCTAAGTTGATAGACTTACCTACATTCATTATGAAAGTATCTATTTCTCCCCTCATACCAACTAATTCTGCAAGACTGGAAGGGTCTTTAATTGCTGTAGCAGCCGCAAGGATAGACTGTGTAGAACCACTGCCTTCAGCAAGAAGAGCACCAGCAAAGGCGTTAGTAATCTCTTCAAACAATACATCAGAGCTTGAAGCCTTAGTTAGAGTAGTAAGCATGTTATCAATGTTTGTAATCTTAGCTTGTGTAGATTTCCACTGGTCATCTGAGACACCAGAAGGACGGGATACACCTACTTTAAGTTGTGACCAAGAGGCTGTTAAGTTAGCTAAAGCCTGTGGACCTACAGTTCCACCCTGTTGTTGGTTAGCTACAAGAGCACCAAGGTTAGTATTCAGAAATGTATCTATAGCATTACCATAAGCAGCCTCAGTTTGAACTGTCCACTGGTATCCAGCCTCTGCCTTAGATTTAGCAATCACATCAGCAGATGCCTGTTGTGTAGCTTTCTGACCGATAGCATACTCAATACGTTGTTCATCTGTAGAGTCCTGAGGCAACAAAGCAAACGAGGCAATGTAAGAGGATT